GCCTAAATATTAACCTTGATCGTGTTTCACATATGATAACAGATATGTGGATGGAAGACAACAACGGTTATGGCAAAATGAAAATTTTACCGACCCCGATGGGACAACTAGTTAAAACAATGCTGGAAAGCGGAGTTAAACTAGGAGTTTCATCGCGTGGTTCGGGTGAAGTTAATGAGTCCGGCGATGTGTCGGGCTTTGAAATAATCACTGTGGACGTTGTGGCTCAGCCTAGCGCCCCTGGTGCATATCCAACACCAATTTATGAACATCTTATGAATGCACGTGGGGGATACAAGGCATACGAATTAGCACAGGCAACAAGACACGACGACAAGGCACAAAAGTATCTTAAGGAATCGCTAATCAATTTGATTAGCAAACTCCAGTGAAACTAGGAGAAAAAGTATGATAGATGCACTGAAAACACTCTTTGAAAACGATGTAGTTTCTCAAGAAGTCAGAGCACAAATTGAAGAGGCTTGGGAAGGTAAAATTCGCGAGAACAAGCAGGCTGTAACGGCTGAATTGCGTGAAGAATTTGCACAAAAGTACGAGCATGATAAGCAAACAATGGTGGAAGCCATTGATAAAATGCTTGATGACCGTCTTGCAAGTGAAATTGCCGAGTTTGCAGAAGACCGCAAACAACTAGCAGAAGCCAAAGCAAAGTATGCTGTTAAGTTGAAGGAAAACGGAGACTTAATGAAAGCGTTTGTAATGGACCAACTAGGTAAAGAAGTCACTGAATTGCACGAAGACCAAAAGAAAATGGCAGTTAACTATGCTAAACTAGAGGAATTTGTTGTAGAGGCTCTATCGAAGGAAATTGCAGAGTTCCATGAAGATAAAAAAGACCTAGCCGAAACAAAAGTACGTTTAGTACGTGAGGCTAAGAAACACTTCAATAAAGTGAAAACACAGTTTATTGAAAAGAGTGCAAAATTAGTATCGGAAACAGTAAGTAAGAACTTGAATAAAGAGATTACTGCACTTAAAGAAGATATTAACGTTGCAAGAGAAAACGACTTCGGTCGTAAGTTATTCGAATCTTTTGCAAGTGAGTATGCAAATAGTTACTTGAATGAAAAGAGCGAAACTTCAAAACTTCTAAAAATTGTAAATCTAAAAGATAAGCAAGTAGAGGAAGCAAAAGCACAAGCGACTAAGGCTGTTGAATTAGCAGAAGCGAAAGCAACTGAAATCAAGAGAATTAACGAAGCCGCTGAACGCAACAAAGTAATTAACGGTTTGATTGAGCCATTAAGCAAAGATCAACGTGATATTATGACAGACTTACTGGAATCTGTTCAAACGTCTAGTTTAAACAAGTCGTTTAACAAGTACCTACCAGCAGTAATTGACGGTAATGCTCCAGCAAAGAAGAAGGCAAAACTAGTAGAAGGCAAAGAAATCACAGGCAATAGAGAAACTAACGTTAGTAGTAAAGCAGACGAGAATGTCGTTGACATTAGACGTCTTGCTGGATTAAATTGATAGGAGATAATTATGTCAGAACTACTCGAAAGCCGCTGGCAGGAGACTAAAACTGCATTGTTAGAAGGCCTAAACGGTAACAAAAAAACCGTAATGGGCGCAACTCTAGAAAATACTAGAAAGTATTTGGCAGAGACAGCAACAGCAGGGACAACTTCAGCCGGTAATGTCGCAACTCTTAACAGAGTTATTTTACCAGTAATCAGACGTGTAATGCCAACAGTTATAGCAAACGAACTTGTTGGAGTACAACCGATGACTGGTCCAGTGGGTCAAATCCACACACTAAGAGTCCGTTATTCGGACACTTTTAACGCAGGTGCATCAGGTGCAACTGCTGGTGAAGAAGCACTTTCACCATTCAAGATTGCTGAAAGTTATTCAGGTAACACTAACGGTAAAGCAGACGCTACAGCCGCTAAAGAAGGTGTGCCAGGTAACAAACTAAGCATCCAGATCCTAAAACAAACAGTTGAAGCGAAAACTCGTAAATTGAGTGCTCGTTGGACTTTTGAAGCGGCTCAGGACGCACAGTCACAGCATGGTATTGACGTTGAAGCAGAAATTATGGCGGCACTAGCCCAAGAAATTACTGCTGAGATCGACCAAGAAGTTCTTGCTTCACTAAGAACACTTAGTGGTACAGCCGTTGAAACATACGACCAAGCCGCAGTAAGTGGTACAGCAACTTTTGTTGGTGATGAGCATGCCGCGTTGGCAGTTCAAATTAACAGAGCGGCTAACTTAATCGCACAGCGTACAAGACGTGGTGCTGGTAACTATGCAGTGGTAAGTCCATTTGCATTAACAGTACTTCAGTCTGCAACAACTTCAGCGTTCGCAAGAACAACTGAAGGTTCGTTTGAAGCACCAACAAATACTAAATTTGTAGGTACATTAAACAACGCTATGAAAGTATATGTAGATACATATGCAGGCGACAGTACAGCAGTACTAGTAGGTTACAAAGGTTCATCTGAATCAGATGCACCAGCGTTCTACTGCCCATACATTCCACTAATGAGTAGTGGTGTTGTAATGGATCCTGCTACATTTGAACCAGTAGTAAGTTTCATGACTAGATATGGATATATCGAGTTATCAAACACTGCAAGTTCACTTGGTAACGCAGGTGACTACCTAGCGAATGTTGCGATTACAAACGGTAACGTATCATTTAGTTAATAGGTATTTTACAAAATTAGAAATAGGCCCTACGGGGCCTATTTTTTTGGCTAAATATTACTACGTTCATCCTACGGGACGGAAGTAGCATTAGCGAAGGAACGCACTTAACTGTAAAAGGGAGAGTGTTATGAATTACAGAGACTTCGAAGCGGCTCGCAAAAAGATCCAAACGAAATTAGCACACAAAGCATTACATCGAAAACAGATGGAAAGACCACTGTCAAGACCAAGATGCGAGAAAAATATACTAAGTTCAGACCCAAGATTACAAAAAATATAATATTTTGGTAAAAAAGAGGTTGACTTTTATTATAGTGATGTTATATTAAGTACATAAGCAACAAAAAAGTAATTAATTTTTGTTTATAGTGCAAGGAAGAGGCCTTTACCAGAAGGGTCGAACTTGACTAGCCAGGGGTGGTACCCAGGTGCTGTAGTAGAAATACGCAGTATCACATCGCAGTCACTAGCGGGGTTAGGTTGTACGTATTAGAATGGTATTCGGGTACGTGCTTGTAGGTGTAACCAAGTCCTACCTATTTTGCTTATACTTTAAAAAGACTCTTCGGAGTCTTTTTTCTTGACAATTTTTCCTTAATGTGTATAGATGATAAATACTTGTGTCGATAATCGTGCCGTACAAACGGACTTATGCAGAATTGACCCACTGCGTATTACTTAGAACGTAACAAGGAGAAACAAATGGGAAGACCATTAAATAAACGAAATTTTGGAAAAGCAGGCGTAGGTCCTACAGCAAGCGGATCTGAAATCAAAGTAAACTTTCATAACGGAACAGCCGTTAAAGAAGGATATATTGTAAAACAACTAGGTTCAAAAAAATTCCGTTGCGAAGAAATCGGAACAGCAGGTACATTTGATTGTACATTAAAAACTGGTGTATTGCCTGCGGCCTTAGCGGCAGGACAAATGTCAATTTCAGTAGCAGGTGCTGATTCAGAAACATATGGCGTAAGTAAAATTACAGGACGTAAAGTTACTGTTGCTTCACCAAGTGCAACTGGCTCAAATGCATTAGCAGGAACATCACTTAAATTCCAAATGGGATCAGCGGCAAGTGCCGGTGTTGTACGTATGGAAGAAGCAGGTGATGACAACACATTATCTGGTACAGATGATGATGATTTCACTGAAGACGCATAAGGACTAACATGGGTAGACCAGTTAATAAAAAGAACTTTGGAGCAACTGGCGTTGATGCGGCACCAACAATACCGATTCGATTTCATGATGGATCAAGTCTAATTGAAGGTAAAGTAGTAAGTCAACGTGGTAACGGTAAGTTCCTATGTTCTAATGATGCTGGAAATATTACAAGAATTTGTCGCTTGGTGAATAAAATTTCGCCGAGCGCCGAGTTCGAAGCATCATTAATTGGCATAGCCCCTGGAAGTAGTCCAAAAATTATTAAGAAAGTACATAATAGAACAGCAGTTGATTTCGATGGAAATAGATACACATGGGAATGTCAAGATGATTCTACAGAGTCGTTAATGATATTAACTGCGATATATGTGAAGTAAATGAGTGCAAGTGTAGTAAGCATACCAAGTAATGATTATATTGTAAAAGTAACTCCTGGCGGAACAATTACTTTAGACACAGGTCCAGTTGCAGGCAATGTTGTATTCACAGGCAATATCACTGTTGCTGGCACACAAACTGTTGTTAATAGTACAGACTTAGATGTTGCAGATAATATTATAAAAGTCAATCATGGAGAAACTGGTGCAGGTGTTACTTTAAATCAATCAGGATTACAAGTTGATAGAGGTTCACTTACTGATGCACAAATAGTTTTTGATGAAACTTTTACATGGACTGATCCAGTTACTGATACTAGTGTTACTGGAGGTTTTGTATTTAAAAATCTTGCAAACACACTTTTAGGTATTAGAACTGTTTCAATTGATAGTAATGGCGGAGACTTATATCTAATTAATAGTGGTACGGGTGTTATAAGCGTAACAGGTACTAATAATTATGAAGGCAGTGTTACAGATGACGATCATATACCTAACAAAAAATATGTAGATGATGAAATTGTAAATGCTTTAACAAGTACATTCCAAAGAAGAATTGAAGAAGGTAGTACAACAAAATCATTTGTTGAAGTACGAGATCGAGAAGTATCAGGAGTACAGAGTGTTATCAACTTTGACTTAGATTCACAAAACGCAGGTCAAGTATTTGCAGATAGATTCGAAATTCAAGATATTAAAATCTCAGATAATATGATTGAAACTACAACATCAGATCAAGATTTAATTTTGTCAGCACCAGGTACCGGAGGTATAAAGGTACTTGATAATATGACACTAACATCAACGCCTGCGATTGATGATGCGTTAGCAGATCCAGCAGGTCCAGCAGACGGGTTGAAACTTTATGTTAAAACTCCTGAAACAGGTGGTACAGGTTTGTTTTTCAAACATGCTAATACTACTGCTGGAGAAATAATAAGTAGAAAGAATGCTCTATTATTGAGCATGTTATTTTAAGGAAAGAAAATATGGCCATAGCATCCACAGCAATAGCGAGTACAGATACAAACTTACTACTTGTCCCAGGCGGCAAATCTTATGCTGTTTTGACAATTATGGTTTGTAACATTGATACACCAAATCCAGTTCATCAAGAACATGGATTAACAAATTTTGATTTACACTTTGTAAAAAGCGGAGACGCAAAGAGTAATACAAATAAAGTAATTAATAATTTAGTATTACCTGCAGGAGAAACATTTACTTTTGATAGTGAAAAAATTGTTTTAGAAGCAGGAGACAAAATTGTAGCATTAGGTGAATCACCAACAAATTTAGTAGCGACTGTTAGTTTCTTAGAGGTATAATATGAGATTAATAAAAGCACAAAGTACTAATATAAGAAATATTAAAGGTACCGGCATT